ATACTTATCGATAGCAGTTGAGATGGTTGCTCCACCCCATTTTGCAAAGTGGGTGGGGATATCACTACCCCCACCGAAGAAACTAACCCTGAGCGGGGATCTTGCTAGTATCATTCTTTTGTGCCTTCAATGAAGCGATCAGACCCTTCCACTTAGGCATAACAGTCTCCCAAGAGAATCGTGTATCAGCATAAGCCTTGATGAACTCGAGTAGATTGGTTAGATCGTTGTTCTGCACATTCTCAATTGCATACATCAGTGTGTGAGCAAAGATGTTGGCATGCATGTTCATGTCTTCATGATCGCCATCATACTGAACAGTCAAACCGCCACACGTATCAGCCAAGGCCGAGAAGTTAGGATGTACAGCAAGACAACCAGCAGACATGGCTTCAATCAATGAACGGCATGACGTTTCTGGCCAGATGCATGGATATGCAAAGATGTGAGCCTGTTGGTATGCTGCACGAACCGTCTCCTGATCTGCCCATCCGTGATAGTTGATCTGTGGATGATCACGACACGCTTGGAACAATGGTTCATATTGCTCATCACGTTGTTCCCAACCTGGTCCATAGATGCCAAATGAACTGAATACATCCAGTTCAATATTAGGATACTTCTTGGCCAACGCAATGAATACAGGAACCAGAATCTCCAGACCACGATGTGGAGTAGAGGTATAGATCAGCCGGATCTTATCCTTAGGCTTATCAACCAAACGAATAGGTTCGACACCGGTTTCAATAACACAACTGTGATGGCTGTATGGAACACCAAGATAGTCACGGTATTGTTGGTACTGCCAGTTGCTACTGAACACCAACTTGTCAAATCGTTCACGACTCTGAGGATCTGTCAGATGTGAAGCTTCAGGATCGCCGGCTAGATCATGCAGATGGTAGATCTTAATACGATTGTCATCTAGTTCCCGTACACGTGCAGTGATGATCTGTACACCTTCAAGTTCTTCACGAGTAAAGCGACTATACATTCCGCGAGTGGTGAGTTCCGTTCCACCATTTGATTCCCTGTTTAGTTCATTTAGTTCAATTAGGTCTTCATTCATAGTGTTAGCCACCTTTCGTTATTAAGAGTCCAGTTGACAACCTCTTGAAGACGTTGATCGACAGGAGCAGGTTCCCAGCCCATGTTCTTCATCTTGCTACCATCCAGTGCATAACGAAGGTCATGGCCAGGACGTTGTGAGTGGAAGTCAACCATCTCGTATTTGAGAGTCTTACCTTGTATTTTTGCGATCATCGCTGCAAGTTCAAGGTTGTCAAGTTCGGTTGCACCGACAATGTTAAACTTCTGGCACTTGGCACCACCAAAGTCATTCTCAAGACCAGAGACATCGTATGGCAGAAGGAACATCAGTGCATCGGCAACATCCTTGGCGTGGATGTAGTGACGCGATCCGGCCTTAGTCTTCTCGGCATTAGAGTGGATAGTAACTGTCTCGCCGTCACGTGTCTTCTTGATGCACATCGGAATGTACTTCTCAGGATGCTGACGCTCACCGAACACGTTCATCGTGTGGGTGATAATTGCTGGCACCTTGTATGTATTCTCGTACGCAACGACCAACTCTTCCCCGCCTGCCTTGGAAGCTGAATATGGATTAGTCGAGTTGTACCGGTCGCTTTCCTTGTACTTGACTCCACCGGGAGCGGGCCCGAAGATCTCGTCAGTAGAGAAGTAGATGAAACGTTCCAGGTTGTTTTGTGTTCTTGCGAACTCAAGAATGTTTGCTGTACCCACGACGTTGTCGAGGATGAACTCCATAGGATAGTCGATCGATCTATCAACATGTGAACCTGCTGCTAGATGAGCAATGTAGTCGACCTTACCGACCAGTGAACGGATCTGAGGATTGAGTTCAGCCTTAAGGTCATGGTGTACAACCTTAACACGGCCGTGATGGTTTAGCCACACAACTTCCATAAGACGGTTCAGGTTACCAGAGAAGTCAAGGCGATCCAATGTAACCACATTCCAGTCGGTCTCATTAAGGATCTTTTCAATGACGTGATGGGCAATAAACCCAGCGCCGCCAGTAATCAAAATAGTTTTACTCATCATGTTCTCCAAGCCATGCTTGATCTACGTCAAAAAAGAATTGACGATCACTAAAAGCCTTGTCATCAATCCATACATCATAGGAAGGTTTCCCTAGACGCACTTCATGATACTTGCAGCCCCATTCATTTAGTTGTTTTGTGGTGAGTTCGGTCCAGTCGATTCCCGACCCTGAACCACGAGCAGTCCAATACTTAATAGTATGACCTTGATCGTATAACTTATTTATCTCTTCGATACGATGCTCAAGTGGGGTGGAAAGATCATAATGATGCTTCCCACCCACATATGGTGTGACGCAGATTGTCTGGTCAATATCTACCATGTAGATCATTGTTCTAGACTAAATCCAATGATCGAGTCATAACGAAATGACCGCCAACCTTCATTCTCAAGATCCCATACCGCCAGAACCTCTGGGTTTGGAGTCTTCTTCTCAATTGCTTGCTCTAGATATGTCTGAGAGGGAAGAAGATCTGCTCGTAGAGTGCAACGCATCTGGCGTTGTGTGCCATCCTTCTTGATGAAGGCAACGTTTAAAATAGCAGTCTGTAAATTAGACTTGAGGAACTCATTCCGCCAGGAATCCTCTTCCTGCAGGAGTGTCAAGCCATTCTGTGAGTTTGTCGAATCCACCGATTTGTTCTCCATTAATAATAATATGTGGTACTGTTTTCACGTTAGGAAACAACGAAATAAAGTCGTCACGTCTAATATCGCGACCGACATTAGTTTCAATATATTCCTTACCTTTTTCTTCTAATAGTCGTTTTGCACTAATGCAATACGGACAGTCGTCTTTTGTATAGATGATTGGTTTAATTGACATGTGTTCTCCTATGTGCACCTCACTAGTTGATTATAGATTTACTATAACACCAAATAGATATAATGTACATCTTTTAAAGTACGCTTTGCCCCAACAAAGTGAGATCGTGCTCTCTGTCAATGTACTTATACTCGATCTTTGATGGTTCCCATTCTTTAATGGAATCAAAGACATCATTGATATCCATGGTACTACAGGTATAGACATCTAGTTGCATAAGAGCCGGAGTTGCTTCATCCCATACATGGAGAGCAATATGACTTGTTTCGATAATAGTAACAGCCGTTAATCCGGCATTACCTTTCATGTCAGAGTATACAGCGTATGGACCCATCAGTATATTCATACCGATTTTGTCAACCAAATTTGTCATCCACTGTTTAATTTCACATGGACTATATGGAGGATTGCTTATTTCTGCTCTGACAATCAGATGCTTGTGTTCTAGTACCTTAGTCACTTCATGTTGTCTCCTGGGTATTAAACTGTAATGCCTTTACGTGACTTGCTTGAACTTTGCAGGAAACCCACGAGTTATAGTAGTTTCCGTCTAAGACTGCATCCACGTCAAATATATATTTAGTTTCGAAATAGTTACATTCACCACGTGCCTTGCACAATCGCAAGATAGTACGCGTGAAGCATTCCTTGCCGTAGAGTTCAATATCTCTAGCCAAGGCAGGAGAAGATCCGTAGTAGTCAGCCCAATCGGACTCTACACGGATCTTCTTTCGCTTTTTATTGACCGTTTTGTATCCTGCTTTAGTCAGGAACTTGCGGCCTATGTACTTTTTCCCGTTGACGATATTCTCGATAAGATAGATAAATCCATACCACTGTTCGTCATACACAAACTCTTTGTCTTCAAATAACCACATAAATCTTACCATTCAAGGCTAAAGATCTATTTATTCGTTATCAAGTTCATCGTCTTCAAGTTCAGCCTCAGGTAGATCAGAACCACACAGAGGACAGTAGGTTATCGGTTCTAGTGAGTCGGTAATTACTCTAAACTCTTCTTCGCAATCTTGACAGGTTATCCATTTCATCTTTACTCTATTCCTTTTATTTCTGCTATTGCTCTTTGGAGTGCCTGAATCTCCACTCCCATGTCATGGATACCATGTGCATCTCTATTCTGTAGAAACACCGATGCCATCTCCCAGCAAACGTCTTCACGATATTTTAAATTATTTAGAGAGTTTTCACGAGTTCTCACAAGGAGAAACCCTTAAATGTATTTTCATCGACGTCTTTGACAACGCCGCCATTGATATAACTGGTGATCTCTGTTTCTTGTGGGGCAACCTGAACATCAGAACCGGCAATCCACTTCTGTGTCCATGGTAGAGGATTAGGTCCTGCCTTACCATTCAGTCCAATAGCACCCATGCGCTTGGCAGCGATGTGGTCAACGTAGTCACAAAGCAATTGTTCATTGAGACCAATCATCGAACCATTCTGAAAAAGATAATGTGCCCAGGCTTTCTCTTGTGCAACGACGTTATAGAATAACTCGATACACTCATCATGTGTCTCTTCCTGTATTCTAGCAAAGTCTTCATCCTCTTTCGGTAGAATCTTGAGGATCTGCTGAGTCGAGGCAAGATGAACGTTCTCGTCTCTTGCGATGAGCTTGATGATCTTGGCATTACCCTCCATCTTCTTAACTTCCGCAAACGCCCATGAACAAGCAAACGAGACATAGAACCTAACTCCTTCTAAAGCATTAACTGCATTGAGACATAACCAAAGTGCTTTCTTGTGCTTGTATCTATTAAAATTACCAAGAGCATATGCCTCATTATTTTGATCGATAAGATCATCATAGTACTTACTAATATCGGCAGCGCACTCAGCTATTTGTGGAACATCCATTAACTCGTCGAAGACTTTCGAAGGGTTTGCATATAT